GCACCACGGAAACGGAAGCGATTTAAATTAAATTTTTCCAGATCATGAATGCGGAAATTCTCAGGCAATGCCACAGCATCGGCACCAATCTTACTGATAATTTCATTAACACCCTGAGCAGAAATAAGGGCATGGATTTGATTAATTGCGGTTGCGTCTAAGTTCTGAGACATAATAAGTCCTCACTATATAAAGATATTCAGTGATGAGATAAATAATCAGTTAATTAAAAACGATATTAACGACCTGCTGCGCGGAGTTTTCCGTCAGGTTCACCGGCAAGAGTCAGTAACTGTCCCTGGTCTTCCTGCAGAATAGTCAGGCGACCACCGCGATTGACATACATCGGCGTTTCGGTGGTGTCTTCTTCGGAAATTTTCCCGCGGTTAGTCGGGCGAACATATGAGAGTTTGTGTTTGATTTTCACTCGGTTCTCATCAAACGGTTCGATTTCCAGGTTGAGCGAGACCTTACCTTTGGTTTTCGTGTTCATCACACCGGAAGCGACTTCACTGAGAACTGCGCCGATTTTGGTTTCAAATACGCCGCCGTCCAGCTCCCCGATAAATGCCTGCACATCAGTACTGCGTTCGCTAGCCATTTTGCTGCTCCTCATCATATCGACCCTGCAAGGTCGGTTAGTTTCTCCACAAAACAGAGAAGAACACCTGCGGTGACTGCCGCCCGGATGGATTGGGTTATGAGCCCGTCGTCCGGTGATGCTCTTCTCTGTTTTGTAAAAAGGACGGTACCAGCCGGAAGCAAGGGTACAAGCTGGTACCGCCAAGACTACACACAGCATAAAGTTGTGGTGCCGGGTGCCTCCCGGTGCCTGGCGAAGGTTGCACACCAGGCGGGTGGGTATCCACAGAAGGTCGACTGTCAGCCTCAACCTTAACCCGCGTGCGCTGAGCCGCATTCACCACAACGCTAAGGATTCTCTCTGGTTGAAAATACTTAGCTGTTATGTGCCTGCTTTTAGCCACATCAGGCGAGGTGGACCTAGTTATTCCCCAACAACAAGGATTCGGTTAATCTGGTTATCCCCAACAACGCAAAAGGAAAAGAAATGTCCGGTAATATCTATACGCTGTACAAATCCCACTGTGAAAATGTTGGAAAGTATCGGGGCATTGAAATCAGTGGGGTAGTGTCATCAGTCGAAATAAGCAAAGTTGAATCAAGGGCAACATTACTTACTCTTTTGGACCTTGTCTTACATGAGCACCGGAAGAAATTCGGCACTCCCTATAATCAGTTGAATGGGAAAAAGGCTCTGGTTCACCTTATTCTGATGAAGCATCACTGGATGCCAAAACAGATTAATGAGATGAAATTTGATGAACTTCTTCTTTCAATTCAGGATGAACTCACACTTGATAAAATAAGCGTAACCGCCCAGAAATTTTTAGATTATCGAGACTGGAGATCACAAATTCATCACTTTGATGATTTTGACGAAAATGAATGGGATCCTAATTTGTCTGCACAATATCTAAAGTAACATCCTGTGATAAAACTGTGATTTCCTGATCCAGTTTTTTTAAGGAGTCTATTGTTTCCTGTCGATAAGACAGCACTTCACGAAGCTGGTTTATAGCTGCCAGCTTCTTTGTCATCCACTCATAAATTTCCTCATCTGTGTAGCCAGGCGCGACGATTTTGGGTTCTGTTTTGTGCATTTCACATCTCCTCAAGTTATCAGTTACTTGTTGATGGGGACCAGATTGTTAAAGAGCTAAGCGTCCTGTAGGGCGCTTTTTTGTTGCTAACGAATCATCCTGGACTTCATATGCTCCAGGCGGCTACTTCGTGGGCGTCCTGCCTGTTCGTTGTTTCGCTTGGGTACATTATGTATCTCAAAGGTACATTGTCAAGTATAAAAAAACCTGCCGAAGCAGGTTCATAAACATTGATTAGGCTTTGATTTTGTATCTTCTTGGTTTTCCTGAGAAAATCACTGTACCAATTATAGAGCAATTACCGTTGATCTTAATGTAAGGCTCAGGCCAGTTTGGGTTTAACGCTTTGAGATAACGCTGTGTCCCATCTTCTATCAACCTTTTGAAGGTGGTTTCGCCTGTATCGTGCATCAATGCAATAACGTCGTCACCGTGGCAGGCAGGTACTTCAGGATCGACAAAAATCATGTCTCCCGGGCGGTACTCATCAATCATTGAATCACCTATCACCCGCAAGATATAAGTCATTTCCCCACAGGGTACAGGGCAGGGATACGTTTCTGCTGTGCTCAAATCAACCTCAGAATATCCAACTTCTTTCCATGCTCCGGCCTGTACCCATGATATGACAGGGACTAATGTGATTTGTTTATTAGTGATTGAAACATCAGGTTTTTTTGTGATGTTCGTTGTCTGGTGTTCTTGATCGAGCCATCCGACAGGCAGGTCGAAACATTTTTCGATGTGTCGTGCCATGCTGTCACCGATATTTTTAGTAGCACCATCTCCCATAAACCTGCTGGTCTGGGTTGGCTCGCGATCAATCATAGTGGCAAAGGAAGAATTCCCGCCAACACCATCTCTCAGTTTTCTGGCGTTAGACCGCCGGATGTCATGGATTGTTTTCATAACGAAATTAAAACCCTTGTACCGTTAAGGTACAAGTATCTTGAAGGTTCATTTCAATCATGTAATATGTACACCGGAGGTACATATTGTATGAAAGCGTATTGGGACTCTTTAACCAAAGAACAGCAGGGCGAGTTGGCCGGAAAAGTTGGCTCAACACCTGGCTACTTACGGCTGGTTTTCAATGGCTATAAAAAAGCCAGTTTTGTGCTGGCTAAAAAACTTGAGCAATGCACGTCAGGTGCAATTACGAAATCTGACTTAAGACCGGATATCTATCCGAAAGATTAGCAGAACACTTTCAATTTTTAACCACAGAACGATGAGGCTAACCGTGGGTAAGCATCACTGGAAAATAGAAAAACAGCCTGAGTGGTACGTGAAAGCTGTCAGAAAAACTATCGCGGCGTTGCCGGGTGGTTACGCTGAAGCGGCTGACTGGCTCGATGTAACAGAAAACGCTTTATTCAACCGCCTTCGTGCAGATGGCGATCAGATTTTCCCGCTGGGATGGGCAATGGTTTTACAGCGTGCTGGTGGCACTCACTTCATTGCTGATGCTGTGGCGCAGTCTGCAAATGGCGTCTTTGTGTCTCTTCCTGACGTCGAGGATGTGGACAACGCCGATATCAACCAACGCCTGCTGGAAGTCATTGAACAGATCGGCAGTTATTCAAAACAGATTCGTTCAGCAATTGAAGACGGTGTAGTGGAACCGCATGAGAAGACAGCAATTAACGATGAGCTGTACCTCTCAATTTCGAAGCTGCAGGAGCATGCAGCACTGGTCTACAAAATCTTTTGCGTTTCAGAAAGTAGTGACGCCCGCGAGTGTGCAGCTCCGGGCGCCGTGGCGTGTCGTGACTGTGGAGAAACTAACGCATGAACAGTTTAACAACACACTACCGTCGCTCGCAACTGATTGCGCTTCCTGTACCGGGTGGAAAAGCGAAGGTGGAGTATTGCTATGCAGTAAATGTACCAGGTGACAGGGAAATTGTAATCCACAGCTTTGCAGAGTGGGCTGTGGGTGATTTCAACCGGCAGAAGGAGACAGTCCTTTGCGACAAGTTAACCGCTGGTTCAAAGATCACTACGGAGTGCCCGTCAGAGTCATTCGTTGGGAGCCGGAAACACAACGGGTTATCTACCTCCGTGAAGGCTATGAGCATGAGTGCTTCAGTCCGCTCGAACAGTTTCGTCGTAAATTCAGGGAAATAGAGGTCGGTCATGAGCACTAAATTAACCGGCTATGTATGGGATGGTTGCGCTGCGTCAGGCATGAAATTATCCAGCGTGGCAATTATGGCCCGCCTGGCTGATTTCAGTAATGACGAAGGTGTGTGCTGGCCATCAATTGAAACCATTGCCCGTCAGATTGGCGCGGGGATGAGTACCGTCAGAACGGCTATCGCACGGCTGGAAGCAGAAGGCTGGTTAACGCGTAAGGCGCGTCGCCAGGGTAACCGCAATGCGTCGAATGTTTATCAGCTTAACGTTGCGAAGCTTCAGGCAGCGGCATTTTCTCAACTGTCAGATTCTGACCCGTCAAAATCTGACGCATCAAAATCTGACCCGTCAAAATTTGATGCGTCGAAATCTGGCAAAAAAGCGGGTTTTCACCCGTCAGAATCTGGCGGGGATCCGTCAGTAAAATCAAAACATGATCCGTCAGATAAAAAAACTTCTCGTCCGGACGCTTCGCAACCGGACACGCAGACGGCTGAACAGGAGTTTTTAACTCGCCATCCTGATGCGGTTGTATTCAGCCCTAAAAAGCGCCAGTGGGGAACGCAGGATGATTTGACCTGCGCACAGTGGCTCTGGAAAAAAATCATCGCCCTGTACGAGCTGGCCGCCGAATGTGACGGCGAGGTGGTTCGTCCCAAAGAACCGAACTGGACAGCCTGGGCAAACGAAATTCGCCTGATGTGTGTGCAGGATGGTCGTACTCACAAACAAATCTGCGAGATGTACAGCCGCGTCAGCCGCGATCCGTTCTGGTGCCGTAACGTGCTCAGCCCGTCGAAGCTGCGGGAAAAATGGGATGAGCTTTCCCTGCGCTTATCGCCGTCCATCAGCACATACACAGAAAAACGCGAAGACCCGTATTTCAAATCCAGTTACGACAACGTGGACTACAGCCAGATCCCGGCAGGATTCAGGGGGTGAGCATGAGTCTTTTGAATGAAGTTCAGAAATTCATTGAAGCCCATCCGGGCTGTACTTCCGGAGACATTGCGGATGCTTTTGCAGGTTACTCACGGCAGCGCGTTCTGCAGTCAGCAAGCAAGTTACGTCAGAGTGGGCGTGTGGCTCACCGTTGTGAAGGGGATACACGCAGACATTTCCCGCGCCTGACTGAGAGAGCGCAGGAGCCGGAACCACAACCAGTTCGTGAAACCAGACCTGTGCGCAATTTCTATGTCGGCACTAACGATCCACGGGTGATTTTGTGCCTGACCCGCCAGGCTGAAGAACTGGAGTCCAGGGGCCTATACCGTCGTGCTGCAACGGTGTGGATGGCGGCATTCCGTGAAAGCCACTCCCAGCCAGAACGAAACAATTTTCTGGCGCGTCGTGAGCAGTGCTTACAGAAAAGCAGCAAGCGCGCTGCATCGGGTGAAGAGTGGTATCTGTCAGGGAATTACGTGGGGGCGTAATGACGACGTTAACTCAATGCCAGCAGCAGGTGCTGGATATGCTGATTTCTTATCAGAAAGAACGTGGCTTCCCGCCAACCAATCAGGAGGTGGCTACCATGCTGGGATACCGTTCAGTGAATGCAGCGGTGGAGCATCTTCGCGCACTGGAGAAAAAAGGCGTCATCACGATAAAGCGTGGCGTGGCACGGGGGATAACGCTTCATACCGCGGTGAAGGACGACGACAGCGAGGCGGTCGGGATTATCCGCTCACTGCTTGCCGGTGAGGAAAACGCCAGGCTGCGTGCAGCCCACTGGTTACATGAGAGGGGCCTGAAAGTATGAAGCTGATCCTGCCTTTTCCGCCCAGCGTGAACACGTACTGGCGACACCCCAACAAAGGGGCGTTTGCTGGTAAGAGCCTGATAAGCGCGGCGGGGCGCAAATTCCAGAGCGCGGCGTGTGCAGCAATAGTTGAGCAGTTACGTCGTCTGCCAAAACCAACGTCGGCACCTGCTTCAGTGGAGATCGTGTTGTTTCCTCCGGATAACCGGATCCGCGATCTGGACAACTATAACAAGGCGCTGTTTGACGCCCTGACCCACGCGGGTGTGTGGGAAGACGACAGTCAGGTGAAAAGAATGCTGGTGGAGTGGGGACCGGTTATCCCGGAAGGGAAGGTCGAGATCACTATCAGTAAGTACGAGAAACCGGCGGGTGCAGCCGCCTGATTAAGAGGAGAAACGAAGTATGAATAATCTGATGGTTATTGATGGTATTGAAGTTCGTCGTGATGCTTATGGGCGTTACAGCCTGAACGATCTGCACAGGGCTGCCGGTTCTCTGGATAAACATAAGCCTGCATTCTGGCTCCGCAATGAGCAAACCGAACGTTTAATAAGCGAGTTGCAGATTTGCAACTCGGTCAATATAGCGCCAGTTAACGTTATTCGTGGCGGAAATAACCAAGGGACGTATGTCTGCAAAGAACTGGTGTATGCCTATGCAATGTGGATCAGCCCGTCATTCCATCTGAAGGTGATCCGTACTTTCGATATGGTAACCAGCACACCGGAAAAATTATCCGGGCAGGCTGCTGACAAGATGCAGGCTGGTGTGATTCTGCTGGACTTTATGCGTCGGGAATTAAACCTGTCTAACTCATCTGTGCTTGGGGCCTGTCAGAAACTCCAGGAGGCTGTTGGCTTACCGAATCTGGCTCCGCGCTATGCAATTGATGCTCCTGCCGATGCACCCGATGGCTCAAGTCGCCCTACGCTGTCACTGAGTGCACTGCTGAAGCAGTATGGTATCCGCCTGACGGCTAATCAGGCATATCACCAGATGGCGAAGCTGGGGATCGTTGAACAACGCGAACGATACAGCCGTACCGCGATTAACAACATCAAAAAATTCTGGTCGCTGACGGCGAAAGGCTGCATGTTCGGCAAGAACATTACCAGTCCTGCAAATCCGCGCGAGACGCAGCCGCATTTCTTCGAATCCCGATTCCCTGAGCTGTTAAAGCTGCTCGATACCGTTCATTGAGGTGACCGTGAGAGCACTACTGACCCCTGAAATTGCCCCGCGTATGGGGATCGTATTGTTCAGACCAGGTTCAGAGCTGATGCCCCTGTTTATGCAGGGGCGTGTCCTGCTGGAGCCTGAGCCGGAACGTTATTCATCTTTCGCCAGTGGTGCCGTTCCGGCGGCATCACAACCGCTGGCGGATGATCCTGCCGTTCGGGCCGTGTTCCGCAATGAGGCAGTGATCCGTCGTGCTGGTGGCGTGGAATGTCTTGAAAGCTGGTTACTTCGTGAAAAAGGCTGCCAGTGGCCTCATTCCGGATGGCACAGCGAGAACATGACCACAATGCGACACGCGCCGGGCGCAATCCGTCTGTGCTGGCACTGCGATAACCTGCTTCGCGATCAGTTCACGGAACGTCTGGAATCAATGGCAACGGATAACTGTGCCCGCTGGGTGTTGTCCGTAGTCCGTCGTGATCTCGGTTTTGATGACAGCCACGTTGTGACAATGCCGGAACTGTGCTGGTGGCTGATTCGTAATGACCTGGCGGATGCCTTACCGGAAAGTGCAGCCCGTAAGGCACTGAGATTACCGAAGCCTGTTGTGCCGTCTGTCACCCGGGAAAGTGACCTTGTGCCTTCGGTTCCTGCCACCAGCATCATCCAGGATAAAGCGAAAAAGGTGCTGGCGCTGAAAGTGGATCCGGAGTCGCCGGAGTCTTTTATGTTACGCCCAAAACGTCGTCGCTGGGTTAATGAAAAGTACACGCGCTGGGTTAAGACGCAGCCGTGTGCATGTTGTGGTAAGCCAGCCGACGATCCTCATCACCTGATTGGTCATGGTCAGGGTGGAATGGGTACAAAAGCGCATGACCTTTTTGTGTTGCCTTTGTGCAGAAAACACCATGACGAACTACATGCGGATACCGTGGCATTTGAAGAGAAGTATGGTTCCCAACTGGAGCTGATATTTCGTTTTATCGATCGCGCGCTGGCGATTGGTGTGCTGTCCTGATTTTGTGGAGAAAGTTGATGCGTGATATTCAGATGGTTCTCGAACGCTGGGGAGCGTGGGCGGCTAATAATCATGAAGATGTGACCTGGTCGTCCATTGCCGCCGGTTTTAAGGGATTAATTACTTCAAAAGTAAAATCTCGCCCGCAATGTTGTGACGATGACGCGATGATTATTTGCGGGTGCATGGCCCGTCTGAAAAAGAACAACAGCGATTTGCACGATTTATTAGTAGATTATTATGTAGTCGGTATGACATTCATGTCACTGGCAGGTAAGCATTGCTGCTCTGATGGTTATATCGGGAAAAGGTTACAGAAGGCTGAGGGCATAATTGAAGGGATGTTAATGGCATTAGATATCCGGTTAGAGATGGATATCGTTGTTAATAACTCTAATTAATATGCCAATTGTTTACTAAAAATTATTAAAAATGGGGCGTTGCAACGCCCCCAAAAATAAAGGGTAATATATAACAGAAGGTTTATATAGTTAGAAGCAAGGTTGTGCTCCAAAAGGAAGGGGTTGGAGGGAGCCATTTATATGTGGGGGAGGAAAACCCCCCCGCAACATATCTTTTAGTAATCAAATTAGAACTGGTAAACCATACCTACAGCAACGATATCATCGGTAGCAACGCCAGATGCTTTCGTGAAATCGCTCTTATCAATCAGGTTGATTTTGTAATCAACAAAAGTGGACATATTTTTGTTGAAGTAATAGGTTGCACCTACATCAATATATTCAACCAGGTCCTGATCACCCCACGCACCCAAGTCTTTTCCTTTAGATTGCAGGTAAGCAACGGACGGACGCAGACCGAAGTCGAACTGATATTGTGCAACTACTTCGAAGTTTTGTGCTTTGTTGGCAATATGGTTATTACCAAAAACAGTCATGTTCTGGGTTTCAGAATAGGTGGTAGCCAGATAGATGTTGTTCGCATCATATTTCAGACCAGCTGCCCATACTTCAGCATTTTGACCAGATGCATTCAGGCTGTTGTTACCGTAGATAACCTGATTATTAGTGCGGTCAGATTTAGCATAGGTTGCACCTACACCGAATCCTTCATACTCATAAGTAGTGGAGAAACCGAAACCATCACCATTAGCTTCAGTTACGTCAGTGCGGTCATTTTTACCCTGATACTGAGCAGCAAAGTTCAGACCATCAACCAGACCAAAGAAGTCGTTGTTACGATAAGTTGCAACACCAGTGGTGCGACCAGTCATGAACACATCTGTTTGGGTCCAGGTATCGCCACCGAATTCTGGCAGAACGTCAGTCCACGCACCGATGTCGTATGCTACACCGTAGTTACGGCCGTAATCGATTGAGCCGTAGTCACCGAATTTCAGGCCAGCGAAGGCAAGACGGGTTTTATCTTTGGAGGAACCTTGAGATTCAGCGCGGTTGCCTTTGAATTCATATTCCCACTGACCGAAACCAGTCAGTTGATCGTTGATTTGGGTTTCACCTTTGAAGCCAAGACGGGCATAAGTAGTATCACCATCATCTGCATCATTAGAGGAGAAATAGTGCTTAGCATTAACTTTCCCGTACAGATCCAGCTTGTTACTGTCTTTATTATAAATTTCAGCTGCCTGAGCAGACATCGCCATCAGTACTGATGCAGCTACAGCAGAAATTGCCACTGTTAATTTTTTCATCGTGAGCCCTTTTTTTGAACTATTATTAAAAAATGATGTCACTGCGCGATAAATATTCATCTAATCAATGTGATTATTTCAAGATGTAAGTTTTGGTTTCTCGTTTGATTTGTGAAGTAGATCTCTATTTTTATCTGAACTTTTTTCTATCGAATCCTATTCATGGCTCTTGGCTGAATAAAAATAAATCTATTAGCCAATTTATATTAACGGCTGTTATTTATAAGTGCTCTATAATTTGAAGGTTCAATTTAAACCGGCTAAAAATAACACTGGAAATTATTTGTTGGTTATTTGTTGAGATTTGCTTATGTATTTGTAGTGGTGTTTTCAATACTCGGTAGCATTCTCGCAAATATCATTTAGTGGTTTACGTACGTAAAAAATTGGTTATGCTGTTAAGAGTGGTTACTTCGTCACACAGCTTAAACCCGCCGCTGAGCGGGTTTTTCTGTACCCGGAATTCTGTGGCTACCCAGAAAGCTCATGGAAAGAGGAGAAAGGCAATAATTTATAACAAAATCTTAAAGATCGCCTTGTATACTATTAGTTTTGTAAATATTGTGTATTTTGAGTATTGCAGGATAACCCTGTGACGAAGTTAGTGTAACAACACTTTTGCTCTACGAGTTTCGCCAGCCTCCCCCAGTGGCTGGCTTTTTTATGTCCGTAGCGTCAAAGCAGCACTGGCGCTCGGGCGTCGTGCAATTGGCGTTGAGCTGGAGACTGAATGTTTTGAGCAGACGGTTCGGGAAGTACAGGATTTAGTCAGCCAGAACGGATGATATTGAAGAATTAATTACGCGTCGTTATTATGCGGCTCCCGGCCCTTTAGCTCAGTGGTGAGAGCGACTCATAATCGCCAGGTCGCTGGTTCAAATCCAGCAAGGGCCACCATCACATACCGCCATTAGCTCATCAGGATAGAGCGCCAGCCTTCGAAGCTGGTTGCGCGGGGTTCGAGTCCTCGATGGCGGTCCATTATCTGTACCCTGCGTTGTTAGCTCAGCCGGACAGAGCAATTGCCTTCTAAGCAATCGGTCACTGGTTCGAATCCAGTACAACGCGCCACACTTATTTTCCCTGGCTCGCTTTTGCGGGCCTTTTTTTTAAATGTCTCACAATTCAGACGGTTGACAGTTGTCTGTTTTGCGGGGAGTTTGTTAAAAGAAACTGGCATGGTGAATCCCCCTGTGCGGAGGGGCAATCAGCGAGTAGGTATATGGGATAATCGCGGATTCAGGTGCTGGTACTGAATTCACCGGGAGGCACCCGGCACCATGCAATGGCACATAGTGCCACTCTCCAGCCCCTCTCCGGAGGGGCTTTCTTATGGACAAAAAAATCCCGCGCTGGGAGACGCGGGCGGCAAGGAATAAACAACAAAACGTGAAGTAATATTTCAGCTGGCGAATAATATCCGACAGTAATCACTCTGCGCAATAGCGCGGCCTTTTTCGTATTGCGGACTGTTGTCTCTCTTCTGCCATTGTCCTGTAACTTCCGGACTTCAGCCCGCTCCTCATTTTACTCACAATATTATCCCGGCCGGGAGGATTCATGGCATTTAAACACTATGATGTTGTCAGGGCGGCGTCGCCGTCAGACCTTGCGGAAAAGCTGACACATAAACTGAAAGAGGGCTGGCAGCCGTTTGGTAGTCCGGTGGCCATAACCCCTTATACCCTGATGCAGGCGATTGCAGCAGAAGGTGATGTGGTCGTCAGTGGTGCAACTGAGCCGGAGTGGTACTACGTCATCGTACTGGCCGGGCAGTCCAATGCCATGGCTTACGGTGAAGGGCTTCCGCTTCCGGATTCATACGATGCGCCGGATCCGCGCATTAAACAGCTGGCGCGCCGCAGTACAGTGACGCCGGGTGGGGCTGCCTGCAGATATAACGATATTATTCCGGCCGACCACTGCCTGCATGATGTGCAGGATATGAGTACGCTGAATCATCCGAAGGCAGACCTGAGCAAAGGGCAGTACGGCTGTGTCGGCCAGGGCTTACATATTGCCAAAAAACTGCTTCCGTATATCCCGAATAACGCGGGGATCCTGCTGGTACCATGCTGTCGTGGTGGTTCTGCATTCACCCAGGGCGCTGAGGGGACATTCAGTGCGGACACGGGGGCCAGCCAGGATTCGGCACGCTGGGGTGTGGGTAAACCGTTATATCAGGACCTGATTGCGCGCACTAAAGCTGCATTACAGAAGAACCCGAAAAATGTGTTGCTGGCGGTGTGCTGGATGCAGGGAGAGTTTGACATGAGCGCCGCCACCTACGCACAGCAACCTGCGCTGTTTACAGCCATGCTGAAGCAGTTTCGTGCTGACCTCACTGTGTTTAACGCGCAGTGTCATGGTGGCAGTGCTGTAAATGTGCCGTGGATTTGTGGTGACACGACGTATTACTGGAAAAATACATACGCTACCCAGTACGACACCGTGTACGGCGGGTATAAAAACAGGGAGAGTGAGGGCGTTTATTTTGTGCCCTTCATGACAGACGGTAACGGCGTCAATACCGCCACTAACGCACCGGCAGAAGATCCGGATATTCCGGCATCAGGATATTACGGTGCGGCATCGAGAACGAATGGAAACCAGGTATCATCAAACCGCCCGACACATTTCAGTTCATGGGCGCGCAGGAGCATTATTCCGGATCGTATGGCAACCGCTATTCTGAACGCAGCCGGGCGCACCTCAGCTTTCATCAGTGGTAAGGCACCGGAAATCAAACCCTCGCCCGGCGGCGACACGCCATCGGGGCCGTCTGAAGATGCATCCGTACGCACAATCTCCCTGCTGCCGACAGCCGGAGATGCTGCTGCGCAGGGCTGGAGCATTAAGAATGGCGGAATTCAGTTGTCAGATGGTGTATTTAAGATCACCAAGCAGAGCAATAAAGCCTGGTCCCTGACGTGCCCGGTGGATGACGCAGTCTCCCTGCTGACACGGGGTGGCAGACTGAGCTGTAAGTTTCGACTGTCAGGCGCACTGACCAACAACCAGTTCGGTCTGGGAATTTATCTGTATACCGATGTAGCGTTACCTGACGTCGTGGCGATGACCGGGACTGGTAACCCGTTCCTGATGTCGTTCTTCACCCAGACCACAGACGGCAAACTGAATCTGATGCATCACAAGAAAGCAGGAAACACAAAGTTGGGCGAGTTCGGGAATTACAGTAACGACTGGCAGA